TGAGAAATACCCATATAAAAGCAACAAATCAATGAATAAATTCTATCATGTGAAAAATGGATGGATGTGTCTTTTATTGGAGACCGAAAGACGAGGTTTTACTGAACATATGTAGTGTAGTAAAATAAATATTTTTATCCTACGTTTATATATAAACGTAAGACATGCTTAAGCAGATTCAATCCGGACTTAATAAGTTTTTCAATAGAAAAGATTTTGTGGTTGTTGCAATTTTTGTATTAATCGCGGTCGCCTTGTTATTTTACACTGACTCCAAGAAGTCTGTCTACGATGGATACTCTAGTGGTTTCAACGGACCAGCCTCCCAAGTTCCTGGTTCATACAGTGAATCCACCAATAATTTAGCAAAACAACCAACCGTTTTGGAAACTTCTGCCCAAAACGTTGTTTCTGCCCCAGAAGGCGCTATTGGTGCCGGTGGATACCAGTTGAAACCAGTTAACAACCCTGAGAGTTTGTTACCCGACGATTCCAACAGTACTTGGGCTCAATTAAACCCCTCGATGAATGCCGGAACCACTCCTGATTTGTTACAGGCTGGATACCACATTGGTTTAGACACTATCGGCCAAACTCTCCGAAACGCCAATCTCCAATTGCGTTCTGACCCCATCATCCCCAAGATGGAAGTCGGCCCATGGGCCCAGAGTACCATTGAACCCGATATTGCCCGTGTTCCCCTTGAAATCGGTGTTGGAGGAAGATAAACACCTAATCTCAACACCATAATCACATAATGGGAAGACCGTAATCACTCAATATTGTTATTGGTATTATAATAATTCGACGTATATTATAATACAGGAGTCAAGTAGTAAGAGAATGTCTATCAAAACACATACATTCCCAAACGGGTTTCGAATCATATACGAGACTCCCGAAAATCATATGAATATTACTCACGTGAATGTGTTTTGTCGTGTAGGTTCGGCGTTTGAGCCGGAGAATGTGCGTGGCGTGTCGCATTTTATTGAGCATATGTGTTTTAAAGGAACCCCGACATTACCCACCGCCCGAGATATTTTAGTCGAATATGATACGATTGGTGCGTATTTCAACGCCTATACGGAAAAACAGTACACCTGTTATGTCGCGAAATTCCATAGCAATTATACGAAACATTCTCTCGAAATTCTGGCCGATATTTTATTACATTCCTCGTTTAATAAAACCGAATACGAGAAGGAAATGAATGTGGTTATTGAAGAAAATGTGCGCAACGAAACGGACTATGACGGCGAAGCCGACGATTTGGTTGAATCGATGGTATACAAAGGGAGTGTCTATGAAAATCCAGTCGATACTCTCCAATATCACAAAGCGGTAGATGTATGGAAATACGACGACGTTATCGCGTTTTATCGCAAAAATTATGTGCCACAAAACATGTTGTTGAGTATTGTGACTACCATTCCATTTGACAAAATTATCCAATATGTGAAAAACACGCATTTTGCAAAACACGACTCTCGAAAAACAATCATAGACCCCATCTTAAACACGGTTCCACGAATGTTGTATGATAAACAATATGGCGTCCAAGTCGAAATCAAATCGATAAAAGACATTCAGACAACCTATCTCGTCGTCGCGTTTCGGACATGTAGTTTGTATTCCGATGACCGGTATGCGTTGAATGTATTGCGGGCAATCTTGGGGGCAACATTCACCTCCCGCATGTTTACTATTTTGCGCGAGAAAAACGGATTAACCTATACATCACATGTGGAGACTGTATATTACGAACATTCTGGCGACATTCGATTTTCTGCCATTACGGATTCGAAGAAATTGTTATATAATCGAAAACCGCAAACGAGAAAACGAACCGCGACGACATCTCGCTTCGCTAGTCGTAACGTGAAAAAAGGGGTATTGCCGTTGATTATGGATATGATTCGCGATTTAATAAAACACGGTGTAACAGAAAAGGAGTTGAGCGAAACCAAACGATATTTAGAAGGAAAACAGATGTTGAATATGGAAAACGCCGAAACGCAGGTAGACTACAATGGCAAGGAATTGTTTTTACACAATACGCCTCACATTGATCCATATAAAACACTTTACCAAAAACATATCCAACCCATTACACGCGAAGATATCCACCGTGTGATTATAAAGTATTTTACTCCCGAAAATATGAATGTGGCTATTGTTGGCGGTGGATTGGGGTCGACGTTGGCGATACGCAAAGCGTGCGAAATACTATAATGCAAAGAAATCTGGAGAACTCTGTTCGTAGGATTTCTAGCTATTTACGGAGTCCTCTGGACGTAGTAAATTGATACATCTACGAAAAAATATAGAGAATTCGAGAGTATCAACACATATTTCAACCACTGGATGGTAGTTCGATTTATTACATTTGGAGCAGGTGAACAAACCTATATTGACGCCGGGTGTAGGTTAGTGAATCAAGCCCATACTACTGGGCTGTTTGAAAATCCCACGATGTATACGAAAGAGTATTTAGAATTGCAACCGGATTTTTGGGAAACACATTCGGAATTTATACAACGAAGTCCCAGAGGATTTGGATATTGGTTATGGAAACCATATATTATCCAGAAAACGATGAGCCAAATGACGGATGGCGATGTATTGTTGTATTTAGATTGTGGTTGCGAAATCGATGTGAAAAAAACAGAAGCAATTCGAGAGTTTATCAACTATGTACAAACCGAATCTGCGCCCATTATTGGTTCGTTCGCTTTACGAGAGCGCGATTGGAACAAACAAGATCTGGTGGAGCGTATTGGCGTGAATACTCCCGATGATTTAGAATCCGTACAGTATCAAGCCGGTGCTTTATTGATATTGGTATGTGAACAAACCCGCAAATTAGTGGATGAATGGTATACGATTGGTTGCGATTATCTGTGTATTGACGATTCTCCCTCACAATCGCCAAATCCACCGGGGTTTATGGAACATCGACACGACCAATCGATTTTTAGTTTATTGGCGAAAAAATACCGGCTGTATAGCAATCGGAGATTATGTTCAGTGATTGAGTATATTCGAAACAAAACGGGAGTTTCTAGACTATAATAACAACGGTATCATTGGGTCATTGTTTTTTCAGGGATATTCGATAATATACAATTATAGTATAGTATCGAAAACATCACAGATATGCTTAAATCGGAATATTTAGTATTTGCTATTATTCTATTTATTGTGGTAGGGTCAGCGTATTATTATTCGAAAGAAGATTCGTTTCAATTGAAATGTATAGTGTCTACCGTAGATGGAAACAAATATTGTGTGCGAGAGCGGGAAAAACTACAGCAAGCCGCGGATTTGTTGGCGACGACTACGGAAAAATGTAAACAATTGGTGAAATATGTCGGTGAAAAGTTTCCCAACAAAGAAGAAGTCCAGCGGTTGGTTGCGGGATTCAATCCCCAAAAAATAATGGAAACACTCCCGACGAGCGAATATACTGCGTATAGTGAAAACAAAGGCGAGAAATTGGCGTTTTGTCTCAACCGCACGAAAAAGGGCGAAAACAATATGATTGATGAACATACACTTACGTTTGTTGCGATTCACGAACTCTCGCATGTCGCGACCAAATCCATCGGACACAAGAGCGATTTTTGGGAGAATTTCAAGTTTTTGTTGGAACAAGCCAAAGAAGCCGGCATCCATGAACCGAGAGATTACAAAAAAGCGCCTACCCAATATTGCGGTATGAAAATTGGCGACAATCCATTTTATGATGTGTAAACCGATTTATATGTATTGTAAAAATTATATATGGTATATTTCAAATACTATATATGATACCCAACGATTTATTTCACGAAAAACATATTCATAGATGTGTTGCCGACGGTTCGTTTCCCAACACTCTTTTTCATTGCTGAAGCAGCCGCAACGGACATCACCACACCGTTTTGTTTCACAACCAATGGTTGAATAGACACCATTCCATCACGGGTGAATCGCAAACTCGGGTTAGCAACGCTGGAAGACAATACGGGAATCTGGTCATATCCAGTTTTCATCAACAAGTAGCACGTGTCATTGTATATCTTTAGTATATCCGCTGCGTGTTTGTTTTTGCGCAAAGATTCAATGAGCGAAATAGTGAGAGCACCTCCGAATTCCTTTACAGTGTTGTCGAACGAATCGGCACTGGTTTGTGCGTCGCGACAGCCGCTCATCACTACAACATTGGGGTTTCCGACCAATTTATTGCTGGTAATTGCTTTTGAAAACGCGCCATTCACATAATGGATACTATATTGTAAATCACATACGGATCCACTGTGGCAACTATCAAAGACTAAAAACGCGCGACAACGGAGATTGCGGACCACATTAAACAACTCGTCATCACTAATCATTCCGACGGTTGGATAATCGACGGGAACGATGGCTTCGTCTAATCGATCGGATTCATCGCCGTTTGTATCCCGGAGTTGAGTTCCGTGTCCACTATAATGAATCCATACCTCATCATTGACGCCGGAACTTGCTACGATACTTTGTAGGGCAACCATAATATTTGCTTTGGTGGGCATTTTGGAAGGGTCGTCGTCGCGCAACATAATGATATTTTCGGAATTGTACCCATACGCATCCATTAACACGCCACGAATATTGTTAATATCCTCGATACACCCATTTAATTGGGCGTTTGGATTTCTGAAGTAATTAATACCAACTAATAGTGCCCGTTTTATGCTCATTATATATATTGTTTTTATAAAAAAAGAAAACAAAAAATATAACACGAAACACTATATAGTCCGATGAAATCTACGCTACACCAAAAGGAGGATTCCACATCAAAACATCCTAAACCGAATATACCTTCTGACCAAATTTACAAAGCACACATTTTGGATTCTGAGGGAAAACGAAAGGCGATTATTGTTTTTTCGAGAGGTGTTGATGTACCAATTCTGTATGATGGTTCCGAAGTCGACGATATTCATTTTTCGGATTTTCAAATACATTTAGATGATTCCATCCGCGTAATCAAAAAGAAAATCTTGTTCGAATTGTGGAATTCGCACAACAAATGTTCGTATGAGGAATTGTATTTGTTTGGGAAAACGAACGACGCTTTATCCATTGAATCCTCCGCAAACCCGCAGAGACGCGATTTCCGTATTGGTGCCGATACCGAGAATGCGTCTGTAAATCCATATTCCGTGAATTCGGATGAAATACTCCCGAATATATCGAAACGCGTATTGTTTGAGAATCGTTTGTTGTTAAATCACGC